GAGTACCAATACCTGTTGATTTTCCCATGGTCTCAAGAGCATAGAATAATGCATCATTTTGCAGGATAAAATCACCAACAGGGCGTTTTTTGATATCTGCTTTGGTGGTGTAAAAAGAAACACCATTTACTATTGCACGAATTTTCATAATATTTCCTTACATTGACCAATAAGATTCTGATCGGGGTGAGCAGTAATATGGTGTATCATATCGCTCCTGGAATTCTTTTCCACTCATTGAATTGGTGTTGGTTACATAGGTTGAGAATACTTCAACAATGAAGCCAAGTTTGCGTTTAGATTCAGCAACGGCCTTAATATAGGCATCGGTGCTAGGTGCAAAGTCTTGTTTAGCATACAGACGGCGACCTTCTTTTGTTCTCCGGTCAACCTTGTAGATTTCGAGAGTATATTCTTTCATTTCAGACATTTTGTATCCTTTATCAGTTTCTATGGTACCATTGTAACACGGCCCGGTAATAATGTCAAGCACTAATTTGCGAGTGTTGTTTTTCTGCAACTGTATCATTAGGTTGATTCTAGTCCGTGGTCAAATGCCCATTTATTAGGGTCTATTACAGCATCCTCACCACCGACTATTAATATCTTTTCTATCTCGCGGAATTGGTATGGTGTAATGTTCAGGTAATTGGTCTTACCGCGTTCAGAAGACAATTGAATTTGAATGATACCATTATCTTCTACTGGCAGTGGGCACACCTTCAGCATTTGATTGGCAATATATTTGTAGTCTGGACTCATACTGCCTCCAATACTTTGGCGGGGTATACAATACGACCATCATACTTGAGCTGTGAGCTCTCAAACTCGGTCATATAGTCATCCGAAACCACATCAAAACCTACGATAGCCGAAGTGTAAAAATCATCGGCGCATTCAATTTGTGATGCATAGGCCATGACCATAGTGGTCGCCTCGACCTTAGACCCATTAAAATTGGGAATGAAAAACTCCGTAGAGCCTTTCGGCTTCCAGTACGGCTCTTCTACCGAACCGTAGTTCTCGTAGTCTTGGGTAAAAACATAAATCTTGCTCATATCAAACTTTCCATTTCAAACAAGTTACAGTGTCCTTAGTCCAAGTCCACTTTATACACACTGGTTTTGATTCGGCCATACAGTTCATTGTATAACTCAAGACTACCAGCACCACAATCACTTTTTCTCTTAATTTCATATCTTTATCAACTCAACAGAAACCATTGTACAGGTTTCGGTGAGAATGTCAAGCGTAGAAAAAAGTATTCAGTTTCTCCGGTCAAGTATTGTGTTGTTTTTATACAACAATCACAATCTTTCGGTAATTAATATGGTCTTGCGGTTCTCACCAGTGGGTTTAGCATATTTCATAGCAATACTCTCATTATTGTCCCACTTCATCGATACAGACTTTCGATTAGCAGGTAAACCAGCAGTTTGACCTATTTTGTTCCAATTATCAGCAAGATATACAGCGCCGTTTTTATCGGCACCTATTGTGGTAACTATTGCTCGTAAATTGTTGCCATACTTATTCAACCAATCAGATTTAGCTCTCTGTCTAATTGCCTTCAATATTTGACTACCTAAGTTCGGTATTCTCTCGGCCATACAAAACCTCTTATTGTCAGCGATTTCATTGAACATTAGATCAAATTCTTTTTGTGACTTATTAAAGTGGTTCAGTATGCTCTTGGGTGTAGGTTTAAACCCCGAACCTATCCAGAATGTGCCTATATCTCGGTCCTCATAGTTTATAATGTATTTTAAACATCTACCTACAGTCCGTGCCGATGCGACATATGAATGATGCTTGACCACCATTTCATCAGCAATTTTTTTGTCAATTTTACTATCGGCTATTCTAATTGTAATCATATTATTATGTTAGTGAGTGATTACTTACGACTCAAGGTTGGCATTAACTTTTTCAAGTTCCAATATCACTAGAATAATGCCAGATAATATTGCTCTGTCAAGATTACCAAAGTACCAACTAATAGCAATTGATAGCCAGAGTAGAATCGTGAAAAACTCACGCAATGTCTTGATTGCTTTTTCCATTATGCTAGTTCCTCTGCCTCATCAATTAACATATAAACCATTCGCTTATATGCCTCTCGCTCAATCGCCGATAGACCAGTATCGGCATCCATTCTCTCAATACAATCCTGAAAATCAACGGCATTAACTCTCATGCCATATTGAGATACTACAAAATTAACTTCACTTCGTGTCAAAACTTACTCCATTGATATTAGACCGGCATTCGAAACTTTTAATTTCTCACCATACTTACAGTATAACGGAACCAGTGGGTTTGGCAAGCTGTACACTTAAGTACTCACAATCTCCGGTCAAGTATTCTCACCACTTACTGCCTCGGGACCAGCTATCATCATAGTCATCCAGATAGTCTTTCACATCGGGTATTTCAATGTAAAAGTCTTCAGAGGTCAAAGGGTTAAAATCTACACCTTGCTGGCGTAGTCTGGATTCACGAGCAATTCGAGCGTTTCGTGCTGCTGCCTCTGGTGTATCGTTATATTGATTTAGTTTTTTTGCGAGGTGTTGCTTGTGCTCTTGTGAATGAACACGGACATTGCCACAGGATGCCGAGCAATAAAGTCCACGCTTTGTGTGCTTATTGGAGCATCTAGGGCAAATCTTTTCAGCAGGCATTAACTCTCTTTTTCATCTGGATCATATTTTTCGTGGCCAGTTTCTTTGGCGTGGGTTTCACACAATGTTTCATGCCAACCATCGGTGTATGTCTCACCAGGGGCACCACACACCTCACAGGTTACAGCACTCATATATTCAGCAAAGTGTATATAATTCCTCTGTTTATCAGTATAACCAGTTGCATAGAACCTCAAGGTGCCATATTTCTGTTTTACTTGGTCAACAGTCGGCACAGATTCTGCAGCAAGATCCATCTTGGCCTTGGCGGCATCAACATCGGCTTGCGTGAATGGTTCTGATTTCCATCCCTTTTCACCTTTTGCAAACATCTCAAGGATGAATTCATATGTACATTTGGTTGATCTGTAGTCTTCGGTGAGCAACCGACACAGCGCATCAATCAAAGTGTACCAACCATCACCACAATCAAACCCCCAACACATGGCAGTGGTTTTCGGGTCACCATGTCTATTTCTAAACAACAGTGGATAATCTGCACATAGTTTTTCATCTAGTTTCGAATTCATTTCTTTTCCCATCTTATATTCATTAATTTATACAACACCTTGCGATACAATGGTGGTTCTTCTGCCAGTTTAAACACGGCCGATTCAACATCAATAACCAAGTTTCCTGAACCACCCGTTGTGCATATTGTGTATGATGCATTAGGATCAATTAAGCTAAACACATCTGATGATTTTGTTGTATATTGAGGTTTGACACAATCGGTGTAGTCCAAATCAAGCGGCACCTGCTCGGTCAGAGGCCAAAAGAATTCAATATCTAGTTGTTTATTCATCATGTAATTTTCGCTGTTCAAATTTCTTTTCTTGCATTGTCTTCTCACCAAAAGATTTGCGTGGGTTCATACACATCACACATTTTGGATTGCCGCAATTCATGGCATGAGTTTTGGCAAATTTGTGTGGTTTTTCAACATTGGTACCATACTGTTTCGCAATTTTGGTCTGTTTCTTGACAGTATTCTCGTCTTTTTGCAATCGTTTAGAATGTTTAATTTTTGATAATTCGTCCATATGCACTCCTTGTTTATCAATTATACATCGGCCAATCAATAAAGCAATGGTACCAGAGAATGATTGCCGAAACGAAAAACCCACCTCAGTGGGTGGGTTAGTCTAAGTTTACCACAAAATTGATGAATTGTACCGCCTCGTCCTCTACACTAAAAAATCTAATGTATGATCTGAGACTAATCATACAATATATGGAAACCATAATTGTATCATCATCATGTATGGAGAATTTTATTCTCCAATTGTTTCTTGTTACTGAATGCCACGATTTGGTTTTTGATGCCGCATCACGGAACAGACTAGTAAACTCTCTATTAGATGTTTTTTTATGCATATAACCTCAACTATTATGGTATATGTATAACCACAAATAATTGAGGTTTGCGTTACATCAAGAACCTCTGTGTCGGTTCAAATGGCGAGCCGCCATGCCTTTTCTGGCTTCAGCAAGTGCTTCTAATATTTTCCATAAGAATTTCATTTTACCAAACCTTTTTTGTATAGGTTGGTAGCTTCTTCACTGACATATGCGGTGACTTCTTCATTAGATTTTACGATTTGTTTTGTGAATGCTGTTTGTGCATCAACGAATGCCAACATTGGTTTACGAACCTTTTCATCGGTAATAAAAGTATTAACGAAATATTTTTTTGAACCTTGAATGGTATCGATGAATGTATTGTATGCGAACATGAGTATCTCCTTAGACGATTAAATTAATGAGGCCTATTTCAAGCACCTCATTAATATATATGTTGCACTGCAACAAAAACTACAGTTTTTATTAGTGTGCCGTGTCTAAATCATCATGGTGTATTTTGGCAAGAATATAGTCCTTGACCAATGAAGAACGGACAATATCATGCACAGTAAACTCAATACGGGTAAAGGCGTGCATGTGTTCGGCAATCTCAAAGAATTTCAAAATGCCTGTTACATCATTCTTTTTCTTGTTGAGGTCAGTTTGTCTGTAATCACCACACCAAATGATCTTGGATCGATATCCAACACGTGTCATCACGGTGTCTATCTCCTCAAAGGTCATATTCTGCATTTCGTCCACAATGATAATGGCATCATCAAAAGACATACCACGGATGAATGATGTTGATATGAATTCAATGTGACCTTGTTCCTCTAGTCTATCCCATGCATCCTTGCGACCAAATAAGGTTTCACAAATCTGTCTGTATGGCTGTTGGTAAATCTCCATCTTTTCATTTACATCACCAGGTAAGTGTCCGATCTCACGTGATTGAACTGCTGAGCGCACCACAATTATCTTATTGAATGGGTTACTCTTGTCTAGAACTTCCTCTATAGCCTTGTACAGAGCACAAAATGTTTTACCTGTACCTGCCACACCATGTAGTGCAACGAAATAGTCTCCTCTTTTGTATGCATCAAAGAATAATTTTTGATTGTCTGTCAGTGGATCGAATGTTTGTAAGTCATCGATTCTCACTCTTAAAGAATTGTTGCGTGGTTTGATATCCGCTGAATCAGACAACATGATTTTAGTATTTGATTTTCTCGCCATCCTTGGTTTTCTTTCTTTACGGTGATTATTAGGCAATGATGTGTGGAAACTAATTTTTGGCCTCACTTTCTTTATAAGTATTGGTGTTGCTTTTCAGATGAGCTTTACGAATCTTACATGTGACCCAATCATTATAGTAATCGGGTGTAAGCAAACATCCCCGTACAAATATTTCATAAGTTTCATAGTAACTGCACTCTGTACGGTTCTTACAGAAATACAATACCTCACGATGGAAACTGTCTGCTCCCATAGTGGCCACATCTTCAATAATTGTTTTGTTTGAACCAAAATAGTTTTGCCAACCTGAATTGACACGGGTTTTCTTTTTCTTCCCGTTAACTTGCCTTGTTGCGGCTTTGGTGAAATATTTCCGACCAATGTACTTGCGGCCGGTAACTTTGTTTGTGATACAGTAGACGTAACCATATTGACCTTCAATCATTTGGTCGGTTACTTCCACTCCATTATAAAACCATGACATCTATTCTTCATCTTCATCATCGGGGTCGATAAAATCGTCCTCTTCTAAAGCTATATATTCACCACAAAATGGACAGTGAATTGGATCACTTTCACATTCCGTTTCGTCATATTGAATTGCAAATTCTGAACTACAAGACTCACATTGATGATTGACTATTAACATAAATTACCTCCATATACTGTTACTTGAGTATATAGACAACATAGGAGGTTAGTTCCAATATTTTGAATTATTCATTCATTCGCCACTTGTTTTCTGGCAGACCATAGTCCCACTTTGGATTCATTTCAACATTCCATCTAGTAGTGGCAACATTAAAATCTGGTATTTTCATCTTTTTAGGATTGGATGCTGGTTCCAAAATAACAACACGATTGTTTGGCTGTGCTGCAAATTGGCCATTGTCACATTTAATAAAGTTGAATGATTTGTGATCCTCAACATCTTCACTGTGACCACAATCAAGTATATTAAAATCTGGATGTGAAGAATCAACAGTGAAAAGATATTCACCTTCCAACCAAGACCCATCTTTCATCTTAATCTTACATCTCATATTTGAAATCATTGCTTTTCTAATCACAGTAATATCATAAGACATACTGTTCCATAATTGCAAGAAATCTAAAGGATATGGGTCACCTTCTATAGGTTTCCAACAAAATGCATGTAGTGGTAACTTGTCATATAATGCACCATATTCATTCAAGTACGCTTCGATTCTGAATGCTTGACTACGTTGAGACTTTAATGATATCCACCAACAAGGTTCGAGTTCTCCATGACCCTTTTCAAAGTCATAGAGAAATTCTCTACGAACGAAACATTTTACGGGTGGTAAGTTTGCTACTAGAAAACTCATTTAATATTGTCCTATACTGAAAAGCTACTTCCGCAGCCACATGTTGATTTTGCATTCGGGTTTGATATGACAAACTGTGAACCTTTTAGTTTGTCTGTTGTGTAATCGATTGTAGCGGTATCAAAATACTGCATACTTAAAGCATCAACTAGAAGATTATCAATAACGAAATCATCTTCTTCTTTGTTTTCCTCAAGTGTAAATCCATAGTTGAATCCTGAACAACCGCCACCAGAAATGAATGCTCTTACATATTTCATGTTTGGTTCATCCAAAAGTATTTCGGTAAGTTGTGTTTTTGCGTTTTCTGTTAGAGTAATCATATGCACCCGCATTTTAGTTGATAGTTGGTTATTGCTGCTTTGATAGCATCTTCTGCAAGTATGCTACAATGTATTTTAACCGGTGGAAGGGCAAGTTCTTCAGCAATCTGTGAATTAGATATCTTTCTTGCTTCGTCAAGTGTCCTGCCCTTGACCCACTCTGTAATAAGACTGGAACTTGCAATTGCACTTCCACATCCGTATGTTTTGAATTTTGCATCTGTAATTATTCCTTCTTCTACTTTAATTTGAAGTTTCATAACATCGCCGCAAGCAGGTGCGCCAACCATACCAGTGCCTACTGTTGGATCATCCTTATCTAGTGAGCCAACATTGCGCGGATTTTCGTAGTGGTCGATAACTTTGTTTGAGTATGCCATTATGCGGCCTTGCTCCACACTTCATCCCATGAACCAGACAAGGCACCTTTGGCATAATCGGTTGCACGGTTCTCAAAGAAATTGGTATGTGTTGGTGCATTAATCATTTCTTCAACCCATGGTAGTGGATTGCGTTTGACTTTAAAAATGCCTTTCATACCAAGGCCAATCAACCTACGATCAGCAATGTAACGAATGTATTTTTTCAAATCATCTGCTGTTAGGCCTTCAATAGCATTGAAACCAAACGCTAGGTCAATGAATTTATCTTCTAATTCAACCATGCGTTCAGCAATGACGTAGATGGATGATTTCAATTCATCGTTCCAAATCTCTTGGTTTTCATTTATGTATGTCTTAAACAACTTCATCATGTTCTCGGCGTGCATCGTTTCATCGACAATAGACCAAGTGACAATCTGTCCCATGCCTTTCATTTTACCAGTGCGTGGGAAGTTTAAGAGCATAACAAAAGATGAGAACAACTGCATACCTTCAGTGAAGGCG